TTTAAAGAACTATCAGAAAATCACGATGATGGTTATGAACCTCGTTCAAAGGGTGAGAAAGAATTTAAAAGTATTCATAAAATAGAAAAGAAACAGCACCCTACTGTTGATGATGCTGTTTTCAATGGCGATAGACCTGGTGGAAAAGTTAATAAGTCTGATCATAAGACAAGTTCTAAAGAACCAGGCGAACCCATTCTTAAGACATATAAAAATTTCATGAAACTTGGTGGATTTGGTGGGGACTCTTATAAAAATGTTGGCAATTCTGCAGGAGAAAAGGCTGCTATCATGCAAGGTTCTTCAAAAATTAAAGAAGGACTTGAACTGACAAAATCTGACAAGACGAAAGTGCTTGATGAAATATATGCGTCAGGAACTAAAGTGATAGTACCACATAAAGGTAAAATGGTACTTGGTAAAGTGGTTCGTTATGACAAAGGAGGTAAGTATGGAAGTCCATTTTATGTCGTAGATGTGGGTGAATATGAATCACTAATAGTTCCTGCTCATCATATAATGAGACAAGCGCATGTGGGTGATCCACATTCGTTTGATAGATATTATCGAGGAACGTTCCTCGCCAAAGAATCAAATGAAGAAATTGAACAGATTGATGAGTTGAGCCCGCGCACGAAGGCCGCATATGTTGCCAAGCGCGGGGCGCAACTGTCGTCCATGATGTACGGTCCCCAAAAGAACTATAATTTACTCACAGGCAGGCAGCAAGCCAATGCCGTGAAAGGCATCAAGCGTGCTACTCGTGTCAAGGAAGAGAATGAGGTTTCAGAAGAAATTGTGAACGAGATGAATTATAAAGCTGGTGATTTAAAACTTAATTCTGGTGAAATTGTAAAAATAAGCGATTCGGCCGCAAGTGCACTTAATAATACATTTAAAAGATTAAGTCTTGCTAATAAAGTTAATTTTCATAAGGAACTTATAAAAAATAAAGATTCATATCAATCAATTATGTATTTTGCACAAAGGATAGGCGGTGGCGGCGCGTGGCGGCACAGCGCGAGCGCTATTAAAGCACGCCAGCTTCCTGATCCTGCCAAATAATGTTAGTAGATATTCGTTGAAAAGCAAATATAGAACAATGAAGCCTGATCATCAGGGAAGGAAATAAAATATGGGTCAGAGAATTACTATAAATCAAAACAATGGCAGTAAAGGCACTAGCATATTAGTATGCGTTGCAAACACATCAGGCTTTTTAAAGACATTTGCAAACTCAGCAGTATCCAATACAACTCACAAAATCAACGTTTCTGGTGAAACTGTTTCTAAAACGCATATTGCTTATTTTTCTTGGTCAGGCGCTGCGGGTTCTACAGTAACTCTCTTAAGAGGCGGTAATACTGTATTTAAAGGAACAGGGACTGGCGAAAGAAATTTCTTTGAAAATCAAATTCGTCTTGAAAGTCCTACTGGCGGTGATGCACAAGCAAACGTAGTGTTTACTACATCTGGTGATATCACTTTTATAATTAAACTGCATAAGACTTCTGGAGAATAAGTAAAATGAAATTAATCACCGAATTTAATGAAAGTGATGTACAGTATTTAACTGAAACGAAAGATGGTGGCGGTAAGAATTATTATATTGAAGGCGTGTTTATGCAAGGAAATATTAAGAATCGTAACGGCAGGTTATATCCATTGGATATTCTTGTAAAAGAAGTTGATCGTTACAATAAAGAGTATGTATCACAAAATCGTGCATATGGCGAACTTGGTCATCCTCAAGGTCCAACAATTAATCTTGAGCGCGTATCTCATATCATTAAAGAATTAAAGCAAGACGGTGACAATATCTTTGGTCGTGCAAAGATTATGACTGAAACACCTATGGGCAGAATTGTAAAAAATCTTATGGAAGAGGGCGCTAAGCTTGGTGTATCTTCACGTGGTATGGGCACTCTTCGCAGTAAAAATGGAATTAATGAAGTACAAAACGATTTTCAATTAGCAACAGCAGCAGATATTGTTGCTGATCCATCTGCTCCAGCTGCGTTTGTACAAGGTGTTATGGAAGGTGTGGAGTGGCTACAAATAGATGATCGATGGATTCCAAAATATATTGAAGAAACACAAAAAATTATTAAAAAAGCTCCTAAAAAGGATCTTAAAGAAGCTATGATTAAATCTTTTGAAAGGTTTTTAAAACAACTCTAAAAGATGTTTTTTATAAATAATAAAAAATAAATTGTATTAATTAAGGAGATATGAAATGTCTGACAAGAAACAAAAGGTAAGCGAAATCGCTACTGATGCTCCTGAGCATGAAGATGAAGACCTTTTAGAGTTTAAAGCCTCTATGGGGGTACCATCTGAAGTGCCTGAGCCATCAGGCAAAAAGACTGATGAAAAGCCTAAGGGTAAAGGTGAATCTATGCCAAAGTTAAGTACAAAAGCTGGTATGATTAATGCAGTTATGCAGTCAATGTCAAAAATGAATAAGGAAGATATTAAGACTGTATATGGCAAAATCTTCAATGAAGATGTTGTTAATGAAGAGGAAGAAACAGAAAAAACTTCTGTTCGTGAAATTAAAAAGATTTCTGCTGAAGATATTGATGTTTCAAAAGACATTGAAGCTATCTTTAACGGTACTGATTTTGTCGATGAAGAATTCAAAGAGAGAATTTCTACTGTTTATGAAGCGGCTCTTGTTGCAAAGATCAATGAAGAGATTGAAAAATTTGCGACTAGTGCAGAGACCGAAGTGGAAGCAGTTACCTCTACTGCTATTCAAGAGTTAACTGATAAAATTGATTCGTATTTAGATTACATTGTGGAAGAGTGGGTTGAAGAAAATAAACTTGCTATTGATCGGGGCATTCGCGCTGAAATGGTAGAAGATTTTCTTTCTGGTCTAAAATCTCTATTTGAAGAGCATTATGTTGATATTCCAGAAGAAAAGGTCGAAGTTGTTGAAGAGCTTGTTGGTAAAGTTGAAGAGTTAGAGAAAAAGCTTAACGAAGAAATTGATCGTAATGTTCAATTAAATAAGACAATTAAAGTTTTCGAAAAAGAAGATGCTTTTTCTAAGGCTACTGAATCTCTTACCGATACTCAAGTTGAAAAGTTAAAGAATCTTGCAGAAGGTATTGAATATACCAATGCAGAAACTTTCACTAAAAAAATCAATATATTAAAGCAACAGTATTTTAATGCTAAGATTGATGAAAAGGTTAATCATTCTGAAATTGTTGATGACAGTAAGAACCCTGTGTCTCTTTCAGAAGAGAAAGTCATAACTGGTGCCATGGCTGGTTACATGAAAGCCATTTCTAAATCTACTAGAAAATAATGGTTTTATAAATAGAAGAAAACGTCGATTAAAAAAAATACAGTAAGGAGAAAATAAGATGTTTCTAACTGAAGAATTAAAAAATAAGTGGCAGCCAGTCCTTGAGCATCCTGACCTTGCGGAAATTAAAGATGCTCATCGGCGCGCGGTCATGGTTACTCTTCTTGAGAATCAAGAAAAGTCTTCACGCGAGCAGGCTATTGGTTCAGGTGGTTACAGCGCTCCAACACTACTAGGAGAAGCTGCACCAACTAACGCAATGGGCGCTTCAAGCTCAACAGCAGCAGCTGGTTCTGTTGATATTTTTGATCCTGTGCTAATTTCTCTAGTGCGGCGTTCAATGCCAAATCTAATTGCATATGATGTTTGCGGCGTGCAGCCAATGACTGGTCCTACTGGTCTTGTTTTTGCTCTACGTCCACGGTTTGGTTCACAGGGTGGTGCAGAAGCTTTATACAATGAAGCAGTCACTACATTTTCATCAACTGCTAACAACAGCGTTGGCGGCGTAACATTTACTACAAAAGATGGCGCAGCAGCAGCACAGGCGGGTGCAGACCCAACTGCTCGTGCATCTGGTTCAGGTTATACAGTAGCATCTGGTATGACTACGGCCAATGCTGAAGCTCTTGGCGATGCGGCAAATAACAAGTTTTCTGAAATGGGCTTCTCAATCGAGAAAGTTGCAGTCACTGCTGTTTCTCGTGCTCTAAAAGCAGAATACACCATGGAACTTGCTCAGGATCTTAAGGCAATTCATGGTCTTGACGCAGAGACTGAGCTTAGCAATATCCTATCAGCAGAAATTCTAGCTGAAATCAATCGTGAAGTTATTCGTACAATTAACTATACTGCAACTGCAGGCGCACAGCAAAACGTAACCACAGCTGGCACGTTTGATCTAGACGTTGATGCAAACGGTCGTTGGTCAGTAGAGCGCTTCAAGGGCCTAATGTTCCAAATTGATCGTGAAGCCAATCAGATTGCCAAGGCAACTCGGCGCGGCAAAGGCAACTTCCTAATCTGCGGTTCAGATGTTGCATCTGCTCTACATATGACTGGCATGCTTGATTACAGCCCAGCAATCGCGACTAATCTTAATGTTGATGACACTGGCAACACATTCGCTGGTGTTCTAAATGGCAGCACTAAGGTTTATATTGATCCATACTTTACCTCTGCTGCTGGCAAGCAGTATGTTACAGTTGGTTATAAAGGCCCAAGTCCTTTTGATGCTGGTCTTTTCTATTGCCCATATGTACCTCTACAGATGGTGCGTGCTGTTGGTCAGGATACATTCCAGCCAAAGATTGGATTTAAGACTCGTTACGGAATGGTTGCTAACCCATTTGCTACTTCAGCAGCAAACGGCGTTATTTCTTCACAACAGAAGAACATTTACTATCGCTTTATTATCGTAACGAATTTGATGTAATAATAAAAAAACATAATTATATTAAACCTTAGAGGGAGGTTTTGTGCCTCCCTCTTTTTTTATTGACTAAATAATTTAAAAAGAGGAATATTATGTCACTTACAACAAATAAAAATCTATTATCACCACTTGGCGTAAGATTTGTATTAAATCGATTACCAAATGTTGAATATTTTTGTCAGACTGCTAATCTTCCTGGTATCACCATTAATGAAGCGCCACAAACAAACCCATTTGTTACTATACCTAGACCTGGTGATAAAGTAACGTATGAGCCATTGAATATACGTTTTAAAGTTGATGAAAATATGGAAAACTACATTGAAATTCATAATTGGATTATTGGATTAGGTCATCCACAAAATTTCGATCAATATAAAAACTTAAAGGATAACGATTTAGTATTTTCAGATGCTTCTATTGTTATTCTTAGTTCTAATAATAATCCATCTATAAGAGTTTCTTTTAAAGATTTATTCCCATTGTCATTGAGTTCTCTTCTATTTGATGTAACACAAACTGAAATTCAATATCTTGAAGCAGACGCCAATTTTAGATATGCATATTTTGATATAGAAACCCTTTAAAAAAATATTTACTTATTAACTTATATATGATACATTAAACGTAATGTAATATCAATTGCAATAAATTGGAGTAAATAAATGTCATCAACATACGATATCAGTAAAATTCTAAGTGAATTTTCAAACCAAGATGATTTTGGATTCACTGCGGTCGATGAAGCCGAATATGAAGCAGTTATTGCAGAAAAAGATGAGACTGTAGAGGAATATAAAACAAGATTAAAACAGGTGGAAAAAATTATTATGCCTTTCTTGACTAATCTATACAAAACTGCAAATCAACCATATATTCATTGGCCAAATCGTGGACCAATGATAGAAAAACAAATACAAAAAATTCTTACTTTAACAAGAGGATAATATTAAATTAAAAATATAGTGAAATGAATAAGCAACAATTGAAACAACACCTTTCAAACCGAGAGGTTAATTTTAATGATAGTGAAGGTGCAATTCTCGATGCGCGAACGCATCTTCGAGCGCTTTGGCAACTCAATGAGTATGCCGCGAACTACGCAATTGGTCTCGCCGATCATGCCGCATCAGGATGCAAAGAATTTAATAAATTAATATCCATTCGACCTATGGTTTGGTTGTACTTAAATGAATTCGTTGATAATAACATAAAACATAAAATCGTTGCGGGCGTGATGGCGCATGATCATGCACCTGATATTGACAATATTAAACATTTTGTACATAATCATGTACGTCAAACAATCAAAGACAAAAAATTGTAATGAATAAAAAAATGAATAAGCAACAATTGACCGACGCCGTCGACATCGATGTTGAGCGGGATTGGAACTACGTATTGAGCGACGGCAGCTTGTCGTCAGAAGGCTCTAATTTAATATCAGACTCAGAGTGGCGAGCGCGAGCCTTTGAAAGGTTCGGCATTGTTGATCTTCTAGGAGACGATAGCTATGGTCTCACCGCAGGATGCAAAGAATTTAATAAATTAATATTCATTCGATCTATGATTTGGTTGCACTTAAATGGATTGGTTGATAATAACATAAAACATAAAATAGTCAATGAATATTTTTATGATAATAATATTTTAATTGACAATATTAAACATTTTGTACATAATCATATGCATCAAACAATCAGAGACAAAAATTGTAATGAATAAAAATATGAAAAATTGAAGACAAAATTAAAGAAGTAATTGGTATGTGGCAAGAAGATGTCAAAATTAATGAGACGGAATTGTCACACGAGAGCCTTAAGATACCTATACTTCATGGAAAGTATTTACGATTATTTTCTGAAGAGCGCTTGAAATTGCGCTTTTTGAAAATTAGACAAAAACAATTGATGCAGAAACTTACAGAATATTATAATGGAGAGCTAAATAGTAGTCCAGAAGACCTTGCTGAAATAAAACGCGAGCCGTATGGATATACTAGATCGAAAGGTTCAGTTATTATATACGTAGAAAACGATAAAGAAATAATTGATCTAAATATACGTATATCATATCAACAAGAACTTGTAGAAGTATTAGAAGAAATAATTAAAGCCATCAACAATCGTGGATTTGTTATCAAAAATAGTCTAGACTTTATAAAGTTTATTAATGGTGAGCGAATTGGTTCAAGTTTGTCAACAACAAAGTCTAGTTTGTAAATATTGAATATAAAATGGGGCAAAAAATGAAAAAGAAAAATGAAATATGCTCCAAATTTCTTTTTAGAAAATAATGTGAGTCCGGACACTTTGATTATAAGTAAAGTGAATGAAGTGTATATGAAGATAGAGTCGGAAAACTCTATTCGTCAAGAACTTACTGACTATTTTTCGTTTTATGTTGTAGGCTATAAGTTCATGCCCAAATATAAAAACGGAATGTGGGACGGTAAGATACGTCTTTTTAATCCAAATAACAAATGCTTATATATCGGCCTGTTTCCATATATTAAAACATTTGCAGAGGAACGAAATTATAAGTTAGAAATAAATGATGATCTGGAATTACATGAGTCTTTTTCTGTTGAAGAGGCAAGAGAATTTGTAAATAAACAAGATAGTATGAAAGTTCGTGATTATCAACTTGAATCATTCATTCATTGTATAAGATCAAATCGTTCTCTTATAGTATCGCCCACAGCATCTGGTAAATCATATATTATATGGTTATTAACTCGTTGGTATCAAGACTCAAAAGTACTTATTATTGTTCCTACAATATCACTTGTATATCAAATGAAATCAGATTTTATAAGTTATGGCACAAATCAAGATGATATACACGTAATTAAAAGTGGAGAATCTAAACATACTGACAGAAGAATAGTTGTATCAACTTGGCAGTCTATATATAAAGAAAATAAATCATATTTTTCTCAATATGACTGTGTAATAGGTGATGAGTGTCATTTATTTAAAGCACAATCGTTAACATCCATCATGACTAATTTAATAGACTGTAAATATCGATTTGGCTTTACTGGCACTCTTGACGGCACGCAAACTCATCAACTTGTTCTCGAAGGTTTATTCGGAAAAATTAAACAATTTATTACAACAAGCAGACTCATAGAAAAAGAAATACTCTCTAATTTTGAAATAAAATGTCTTATTCTTAAATATCCTAAAGAAAATTGCAAAATAGTAGCGCGCGCAAGTTATAAAGAAGAAATGGATTATCTTGTTGGTAATCAAAAAAGAAACTTTTTTATAAAAAATCTTGCATTGTCATTACAAGGCAATACACTTCTTTTATTTCAGTATGTAGAAAATCACGGAAAAATACTTTATGATATAATCTTAAAATCTGCGCGAAATGATCGCAAAATATTTTTTGTATATGGAGGAACAGATGCAGAGACGAGAGAGTCTATTAGAGCTATTACAGAAAATGAAAATGACGCTATTATCATTGCTTCGTATGGTACTTTCAGTACAGGAATTAATATTCGGAATCTTCATAACATCATTTTTGCTTCTCCTTCTAAGTCTAGGATTCGTAATCTTCAGTCTATTGGCAGAGGTTTACGCAAAAGTGATTCTAAAAATAAAGCAATTCTTTTTGATATTTCGGACGATTTAAGACACGGCGCGCGAGTAAATTTTACATTAAAACATTTTGCAGAAAGAGTTAAAATATATAACGAAGAAAAATTTATATACAAAATTTATAATATTAAAATATAATGAAAAATATTTCTTGACAAGAAAGCAATTTTAATATATATTCTTTACTATGAATATGAGTTCATACCTCAGGAGAATAATGATAATGACTATGTTTATAAAACCAATGCCATCATATGAAAAATAATTTTACGTTAGATGTTCATTCTTCGGAGGACAGTCATACTATTGTAGAAGAATACAAAAATATTTTATTGAATGTAAAAACATACGGTAGACCGTCGCTTGCTTATAAGTATATAATATATGAGAAACAAATAGGAGAAGCAAATATTGAATGTTGGAATGTAGTGGATTATGCGATTGTGAAAAACGTTTTAAAATATTTAATAAATGGGAATACGCCCGCCGTTAGTTTCTTTGAATTTTTTGAATTAAATGCTGTGATTTGGAACGCGGTTCGACAAGAAAAAATTCGAAGTTAACATTATTTAAAATTAAAAAATTTTAATATATAAATATTTAATTGACTACGTGCATATCATATTATATAA